GAATTCTTAAAACCGTTCGTAGAGTATTTAAATTATATGCCGCGACTTATTATGTATGAAGATACGGTAATAAACTCTGATAGCATAACAGCTGATGAGTTTGTTATTAATAGGCTTAAGGAAATCTAATGGTAGTAGATCTATTTTTAGTTTATTCGTTCATTCGGCGGTTGGTGACACCTTTTAATAAGTGGAAGGCTTATGACGAAGGAATCATTGACGAGAAAGGCAATATTCTAATAAAACGTAAAGACTTTACTAAGAACAGTCAAAAGAATTCATTTGGTGTATTTGACCAGATGATTCTTAATATGAAAAAGCTTCTTGGTAGACTACCTGGTGGACAGACTAAATTAGCATCATATGCATCAGCTCTTTGGTTGATTCGAGAAGAGCAACGAATAAATGCAACAAACTATATTACAGAAGAATCAGTAATAGAAGACATTGATTCAGCCTTAGAAAGGTTTGTTGAAGAATATGGTATTGTTATTGCAGAAGCAGCAAAGAAGGAAGTTGAAGAAGAACCGGCAAATAGCGTTGGCGGTGGAAACATTGCTGGGTTAGGAGTAGGTGCTCAAGGTGAACCTGGTGTTTCTAAAAAGAATCAAAAGAAACACAAAAAGAGAGTTAAAGATTTGATGCAAATCTTAGTTGATGAAGATGCGGTTGCACAGGCTCAATTAAAAGCAAGACAAGCAGCTGAAGCTGACCGTTTAAAAGATCAACAAGATAAAGAAAAAGAAAGAATGAAACTGAAGCATGCAGCTGAAGTCGAACGTCAAAAAGGTATTGACGATACAGAAAAAGAACGTGAAAAGCGAAGGCAAGAACGCGATAAGGAACGTGCAGCTGCTAAACAAGCAATGGGATCAGCCGCAGGATAAGGAGAATATTATGTGGACTAAACCAACGTATGAAACTATAAGATTAGGCTTTGAAATTACGATGTACTATAAGAAGGTGTAATTATGTTTTGGAGAGATACAAAATTGGACAGAGAAGCAGTATTTGAACAACTGAAAATTGACGAAGGTGTTGTATATGAAATCTATCTCGACCATCTTGGCTACCCAACATTTGGTGTCGGCCATCTCGTTCTTGAGTCAGACCCAGAATATGGACAAGAAGTCGGAACGCCGATTGACGAAGACAGAGTCAAAGAATGTTTTGAAAAAGATCTCGACACAGCAATCAGTGAATGTAATGCTTTATACGAAGACGGGATCTTTGAAGACTTACCAGACGAAGTGCAACAGATATTGGTCAACATGATGTTTAATATGGGTAGAACCAGATTGAGCAAATTCAAAAAGATGCATGCAGCCATTCTTAAAGAAGATTGGAAAGAAGCAGCCGTCGAGGGTAGAGATTCTCGGTGGCACAAACAAGTTACAAATAGAGCTGAAAGATTAATGGTTCGGCTCGAAAATGTATAAATAAATTTACTTAATATAACATGGAGAAAAAATTATGCCAGTAAATGATATTATTCAACAAGCTTTAGATAACAATCCGTTAAATCTAAAGAAAGCGTTTGAAGACGAAATGACAGTTCGCGTTAGAGCTGCATTAAATCAAAAGTATAATGATATGACTCAGGAGCATCCTGAAGTTGCAGAAGTTGACACAATGGCAGCTGACCTAGCTGCTGAACCTGAAGCAGAAGCAGCTGTAGAGGCTGCGCCAGTAGAGGAGCCAACTGAGGAGCAATAATATGTTTAACCAATTATTCATTGGTATTATAATTGTTCTAAGTTTAGGTTCATATTGGTTATACAATGCAAACCAAACTCTTAAAGAAAATAATGTAAAATTAGAAGCCGCTGTTGAAGAACAGAAGGCAACCTTGGTTGCGATTCAGGAATCTTATGAAAGACAAGGCGAATCTTTACAGAATTTACAAAGAAACTATAATCAAATAGAGCAAGAGAAAGACGAGTATCTTGCTATATTTGCACGACACAATTTTGATAAACTTGCGTTAGCAAAACCAGGTCTTATGGAATTAAGATTTAACAATGGTACCGCAAAAGTATTTGAGGATATAGAGAATGACAGCAAAGCTATTAGCGAGCTTGATACTCCTGACGTTCCTTAGCGGCTGCAGCATCTTTGGTGCTAAAGAAGTTGAGATCGTTACTAAACCAGTTGAGATTGAAATTCTTCAACCAACTTTGCCTCGTCCTATTGATTTAGCAAATCCAAAATGGTATGTTGTGTCGGAAGCTCCTATAGCAAATCCATGTAAAAAAGTATTTGACGAAGAAAAACAAAAAGAAGTCAGACCAAAGGACTGTGCTTTAGATGAGCGCGATAACCCGGACTGGCCTATTGGTTATACCTACCTTGATAGATTCCTCGATGATATGAAAAAGTTGAATAACGGAGAAGTCGTGTTTGTTGCGATGACCGTTGGAGACTATCAGCTGATGTCGAAGAACACCCAGGAACTTCGTAGATATATTCGTGAGTTAGGTGAAGTGATTGTTTATTATCGTAACGTTACCATTAAAGACGAGCCTGCTCAAGGTATCGCAATTCAGAAAAAAGATTCTGATTAAATCACAATATTCAGCATGGGTATTATAAATATCCATTGACAGATAATGTACTTTGTGATATAATAACTCACAACTGGATCGAAATATGACCCAAGACCTAAATCACATGAAAACTGATGTTGCCTTAATTAAAAAGGACATCAAGAACATAGAGCAATTCTTCTCTAAGTTCGACTACATCGTAGAGATGACTGCCGAGCGAGATAAGAATATGGCCGTGCAGGTGGAGATCCTTAAAGGAGTTGGAGAAAAGATAGAACAACTAGACTTTAAGGTTGAGGAACACAAGCAAGATGCTGCTAAGGCACTTGCAGTAGTACATGATAGATTAGAAATGTATAGAAGATCTTCAAGAGAAGATCATGAAAGACTCTCAAGTCATAGTGCAAAATCTCGTAAAGAAAGAAACGAGGAAATTATGGAAGCACTATCAAAATTGAATGGATCACTTGATAAAAGAATATCTGATATGGAAGCAAAGGTAACTACTCTCGACCGCTGGAAATGGTGGGTGATGGGAATGGGTGCTATTATTGTTCTCATATTAACCAGAGTTGACTTTAAACAATTTATTGGTTGACATCCTTCTAATTATTTGTTATAATAGCCAATAATAACAAATTTTCGGAAATTATATTATGCTTGATTTTATAGACCTACAGTACGCACAGCATTTGGCTGGACGTTTGGATAGGTATAGGATCACTCATCGTTCTCCGATGAAAATCAATTTCCGTTGCCCTATCTGCGGTGACTCAAAGAAATCAAAAACAAAAGCTCGTGGTTGGCTCCTTGAGAAAGAAAATTCCTTGTTCTATTTTTGTCACAACTGTGGAGCAAGTCATTCCTTTTCCAACTTTCTCAAGGTAGTCGACCCTTTAATGCATAACGATTATATTGCAGAGAAATTCATTGGTAAAGCAAATAATACGATAACATCAACCCTGGAAGAGCACAAGTTCGAGCAACCAAATTTCTCTCATGGGGAACCACTAAAAAAGTTAAAAAAAATCAGCCAGCTTGAGCATTCTCACCCAGTAAAGAAATATATAGATAAAAGGTCTATTCCTACTAAGCACCATTACCGTCTTTACTTCGCACCAAGATTTAAAGAATGGATTAACGGAATCATTCCAAATAAGTTCGAGAACGTATATAAAGACGAGCCTCGCTTAGTTATTCCTTTTTTAGACAAAGACCGAAAATGTTTCGGAGTGTCAGCCAGGGGATTCGATCCCGATGGCCTTAGGTACATTACTATTATGTTTGAGGAAGTACCTAAAATATTTGGACTCGACACAGTAAACTTCCAGGAAAAGTATTACGTGGTCGAAGGTGCGTTGGATAGTATGTTTTTATCAAACGCGGTTGCCATGGCTGGAGCTGATGGCAATACAAATGCACTTGACCATGTAGGGAATGCTGTCTTTGTTTTTGATGCGGAACCTCGTAATAAAGAGATTCATAAGCGCATGGAAAAAATAATTGATGCAGGCCATCAAATTATAATATGGCCAAATGATATTGAAGGCAAAGACATCAATGAAATGGTGCTCTCAGGTAAGATTAGTTGTGTTGAGAGTTTAATGAGAACAATAACGTATAAAGGGTTAGAGGCTAAATTGAAATTTCAACAATGGAGAAGGACATAGACAATGAAGGTTAAATTGATTTCTTATAGTCAATCGCCCGAGTACAGCGAGTCAGCTCAGGACTTAATAGCTTACTGTGCAAGAGTAAGCAATCCATCAAATCAAAATAATAAAGAGACATCTGAAAAACTTTTGAAGTACCTTGCTAAACATAAGCATTGGTCTCCATTTGAAATGGTGAGTGCATGTCTTGAAATAGAAACCACGAGGGATATCGCTCGACAGCTACTGAGGCATCGTAGTATAAGCTTCCAGGAGTTTAGTCAAAGATATGCCGATCCTGTTAAAGATTTAGAAATGATTCCTAGAGAGGCAAGATTACAGGATCCAAAGAATCGTCAAAATAGTATTCCTATTAATCAAGACGATGAAAAAGAAAGAAGAATAAATGAAGAATGGCGTATGAAGCAAATGAGTTTCATTCGGGAAGCCGCAGATTTATATAATTGGGCTATTGATAAAGGTATAGCAAAAGAACAAGCAAGAGCTGTATTGCCTGAAGGTAATACTGTGTCCAGATTATATGCAAATGGTACTTTAAGAAGTTGGATTCATTATATTGAATTACGCTCGGCAAACGGAACGCAAAAAGAACACATGGATCTTGCTATCGCGGTTGCGGAAGCTATAGCTGCTATTTTTCCTTTATCAGAACAATATATTACAAAGGAATAAGAGGGAGAATAAATGGAGCACCTTC